CCACTATTGCGGCTGCATAGGCAATAGCATGAGCTTTCTTAAAAAAGTATTCATCACTCTGTGGTTTTACCCACACTTCGTTCATTACCGTCGTCCAATCTTTCCCTATTAGATAACGTTTCGCTGGTCGAATTACTGCCAGTACCGCAGCCAGTTGTTCCACGCTCTGCGGCTTCATTTCTCTCAAGATTGAGCCGTGCCCGTTCACGTGAAACAGTTTTTCCGTAAAGTCGTCTTCTAGTAGTAGGTCCCATAGTGGTTCCTGGTTAAGTAGTTTGATTAAATGTTCTTCGTCCCTAACACCTTGGTAAATGCTAACATTAAGAAAGTCAATCTTACAATACCCTCGTTTTTCTGCTTCTTTATAATCTATACTTGCACAACCGGTTAGCGGATTAACAGGAATACTACTACAATACACACCAGTATTGTGTTTTCGAAACACGCCCTTTTCAATTATAGATGCAGGAACATGCTGTATAATGTCCAGCACTGTAGTTCGGTTTAAAAAATCAATATCAATATCCGGCATGTCTAATCTCGTCGTATGATGGTGCGTAGTTACCGCGATGTTGAACAGTTAATCCCGCAGCCACGTTAGCAAACATAATAGCTTTTTCTATGTCTTTTGTAAAGAGATATTGTACGGCCAATGCAGCCAAAAATGTATCACCGCAGCCACATACATCCATTACTTCTGCTTGTTTAGTTGGGTATATCTGACCGTTGTATTGTGCGCCACGGTCACCTAATGTAACAATCAGATTATCTGAAATTGAATGTGCATTCTTAAACTCAAGCTCGTTTATCTTAATGTAGACATGGTCTGCCCTAAATGGTGGGGCAATTTCTGCCAGATCTTTTTTCTTTGTATCAATAAACACCGGACACCTAACTGAGTCTACAATCTGTTCAATATCAGTATATTTTAGAAATCCCTTGTCGTAGTCTGAAATAATAATGGCATCATATGTCTCCAACGGATCAGGAGTTTTTCCGTCCCATTGAGAGATTTCAATATCATCATCCACTCGCAGAAGATGTTGTCCCGACCTCTTATCAATAAATCTGCTTTTGATAATCTGTTCGCTATTGGTAACAAAATCTGCATACAGATTTAAATTAATTAAATTAAGATTAACATTTGCAGCCATACCTTTTACATCGTAGCTTTCGTTAATCTTTAATACAGGTACAGGCGCCTCTGGACTTAGTCTGTCCACAGAGCCAATATTGTATCTATCAGTACAACTATCACCTATCAGTAATACGTTGAATGAGTTTAGTTGTGGAATAGTTTTTGACAAGGTCATAAAATTTAATCTCTTTAATTAGGTCACTGCCCACAATAGGCTTGCCTCGATAGTCGCTGCCCTTAACCATAATATCTGGATTGTAATCTTTAATAATATTGATTAAGTCTTGCTCGCTGTCAAATGTCTTGACCCAGTCAACACAGTTTAAACTCTCCAGCATAAATTTCCTATCTTCTTGGTTGTTAATAGGGCGGTCTGTGCCTTTAAGTTCTTGAACACGTCGGTCAGTATCAATGCACACAAGTAAGCTGCCTAATTCGCCAGCATACCGTAATAGTTCAATATGCCCGCGATGCAGTATATCAAATGTTCCGTTTACTATTACTCGCATTTAAGGAAGCCTTTAACTTGATCAAATCTGCACAAGTGTAATCTTGATATTGTGCTTTAAGATTTTCTGGCATGGGGATATATTCAATACGTGCCCCTGTGCCTTCTGCAATAGTTTCCGCAACATGTTTAAATGATTGTGGCTTACCAGAACCAACATTCCATATACCAGATTCTTGCACATTGAAAAACTGTTTATGTATATCAACTACTTCATGCACCGATATAAAATCACGTTTGTAATTTTCAGAGCCTTCAAACAATTTAATAACACCAGTTGCCTCTGCTTGTTTAGTAAATGCATGATGTGGGCTTGATTGACCAACTTTGTGATCTTCATGAGGGCCATATACATTAAAATATCTAAATCCTTGCACACAGATGCCGATAAATTTTTGCGATTCTACGTGCCTATCAAACAGATATTTTGTCCAAGCATAAGGACTTTGTGGGCTTTTTGGTGCATCTTCATGGAAATCTTTATTCAATCCATACACACTTGCAGAACTTGAATATTGTAAGTTAACACCGTTCATTTGGCATGCCATTAGAACACTGCAACTAAAATCATAATTCTGTTTCATAATTGCATCTACGTCACGCTCGGTTGTAGAACTATTTGCGCCTAAGTGGATGCACCAATCAAGACCTTCAAATTTAGGAGGTTCTTCTCCCCATTCATATAAGGATAATTCGTGATCATCCTTTAATGCATTGACCATATTTTGTCCAATAAAGCCTTTGTATCCAGTAATCAGAATTTTCATTTCTGACTATCCCCGGGTAGCACACGATAATTGTCTTCAACGGAATCGGGTGTGCTTACTTCAATTAATGCACCTTCTTCAATGCAGATAACTTGATGAGGGAACAATGGAGGGTTATGCCATGTGTCACCTTCTTTAATCTCATTTTCATGTATGCTTGCGTCTTTGGTATCAATCCATTTAACAAGAAACTTTCCACTTAATACAAACCAAGTTTCGTCTTTTTCAGAATGGAAATGCATACTAAATCTCGCATCCTTATTAAACTTCAAAACTTTTCCGCAGTAATTATCTGTGGTTGCAAAAATAAATTCATGCCCCCAACCTTTTTCAACAAACCCTTGTAATCTTGTCATTCTGGTAATCCTGTAAATCTGCTTAGAAAACTTTCTAGGTAACAACTGTATTCCCTAGTACTCTCTTTACTTGTGTTATCCCTGTAATGAACCCATGTATTACTGCCTTGTTCAACAATGGCAATAACGACAAATTTTTCATTACTTCCAGCCCACCAACGTGAACCTACTGTTACTTTTTTCATATATAATCTCCACCACACATTTTTAGTAGTAACTGATAGTTATCCCACGCCTTCTGTACCGCAGGACAATCTTCTCTTATATTTCGTTCTCGAATTATTCTACCCGGCATATACTGAAGCATGTGTTCAAACTCTTCTTCACTTATATGAATAGTCAACGAAGGAACATACTCAACGGTTAACTCGTGTGATATATTATGGACAGACCAACTAACTGGATGGTGCTGCTTGCGATAGAACCTACGTGTACCAGTTTCAACTGTAGCACCAAACTGTTCTTCAAAATCTTTCTTTAAATATGGATTCATTTTATACCTGCCTCTTGGCATATTTCTTTTACTAGGGCAACATCAGCGGGAATAGTTTTAAACTTTTTTAACCAGAACGGAACATCAAACGCTGGGGAAATCATGTTTAACTGTTCGTCACTCATATTCCTTACCATTGCTTGTCCAGTGCTTGTATTTAAAACTACCCAAGGACTTATATTTCCGTTTCTAATATCGTTTACAGCACGATTTAAACTTACATAGTTAAAATAATGATTAAACTCTGCCTTTGCATCGTCACCCCATTCCATCATAGTTTGTAGACTACGCTGTACAGCACTTTCTACAGGCTCCACTTTGATCATTTCAAATAGGTATTGCTCGTACAATTCATCGCGGCACCAGTGGTCTAACTTAACGCCACTTTTAATAACATAGTCAATGAACTTGCTTGGGTATATTGGCTTGACGTTATTAATAAAGCTACCAAACTTTACAAATGCATTATAGTAAGAACTATCTGCAAAGTTATCGTATGTTTTTGGCTTCTTGGCATTTTGCGTTAGTTCCCAAAAACGATTAAAGGCCATGAAGCCAGCTTGCACACGCTTCTCATCTTTTTGTAGAGCACGCCTTTTTCTTTCGCACATATGAGATACAAGAGTTCGTTCTTGCATGAAACTCTTGCTGCAATGCACACATTTATAAGGTTGATCTACTAATGCTATCACTCGTATTCTTTCCGTTGTTTCTTATCAAGACCTACTTTGTCAAACAATTCCTGACAGTCTTTCTTATCCATCATTGATGCCATTTGTTTAATATCAGACATCTTCATTGCAGGATAAATTTCGCAAAGAAGTTTTTCAATCTTGTTTGCTTTTTCTTTTTTGCCAGCTGCAAGGTAAGGATGGAAACAAGTAACACCTGCGCCAGTAGCTGCAAATAGTTTCCACAATAGGGCTTTATGATTTTTACTCAGCACCCAATGATTCTTATTGACCATTTCGTTAGTCATTTCTAAAAACCATTCTTGGATATCTCTATCGCCTTGTACGCTTGCGGTGTATCGCATTAAGA